TGATGGCTGACGTTGCGGCAGACGCTGATAAATTGGCATTAGAGCGTGAAAGACTGCAGGCGGATATGGAGAAAGAAGGCTTACGTATTGGTTCGCATACTGCTCAGGTTAAGGCAAAGCTGGAGTCACAACAACAGCTAGATATGCTAAAGGCAGGGCTTAAAGCCGAAGAGATGCAGGCCCGCAACCAAGCAGAAGGAATGCGAATGGGTATTGACGTCGCTAAAACGCAACAGATGCTGAATCAGCAGGTTAACAAAGGAGAGTAATGGATGGACACGATTGAGCTATTACGCAGCAAGTATCGCACACGTATGAATGATATTGCTGACGCTGTTTCTACCGGCACATGCCGTAGCTATGAAGAGTACCAACGTCTGTGTGGAGTAATTGAGGGCCTAGCCCATGCAGAACGCGACCTTTTGGACCTTAAAGAAACGATGGAGAACAACGATGAGTGAAATTCTCATTGCGACAAACCCAGATAATCCTCAGATTATCGGAGCAATTAACACGGATAAGGCATCCCAGCTCCCCAAACCTTCCGGGTATCGTATGTTATGCGCTATCCCTGAAGTCGAAAAGGAGTACGAAAGCGGCATTTTAAAAGCAGATCAGACCATGCACTACGAAGAAGTGCTTACAACCGTACTTTTTGTGGTTTCAATGGGCCCCGATTGCTACGCAGACAAAGAACGATTTGTGTCTGGTCCATGGTGTAAGGAAGGCGATTTTGTTTTAGTACGTCCAAACTCGGGCTCTAGGCTGATTATTCATGGCAAAGAGTTCCGCCTCATTAACGATGATTCTGTCGAAGCAGTTGTCGAAGATCCTCGCGGCATTAAACGCAAATAAGGAGTAAACCATGCAGGAATACCAATTTCCCGATGAGAAAGATCAAAAACCGTCAGAGATCGAGCTTGAGCTAGAAGGTGCAGATGACAAGACCGAAATCGAGATCGTAGACGACACGCCTGAGCAGGACCGCGGGCGTAAACCGCTAGATAAAGAGATCGAAGAGCCTACTGAGGACGAACTAAACGACTATAGCGCTAAGGTTCAGAAGCGCCTTAAGGAGTTGACACACGCCCGCCATGATGAGCGACGCAAGGCTGAAGCCCTTACTAGGGAGAAGGTTGAGCTAGAGCGGGTGGCAAGGATGATTGCAGATGAAAACCGTCAACTGCACGAGTATGTGAATATGGGGCAAACGGCGTATATCGACAAATCTAAGTCGTTAGCCACGCTCAACATCAACGCTGCAAAAACAAAACTTAAATCGGCACTAGAGTCTGGCGATACGGATGAAGTCATCAACGCGCAAGAAGATCTGTACCGAGCTCAGAACGAAATGACGCAAGTCAACGCGTTTAAACCGTCGAACTTGCAAAAACAGGAAAATAGGGAATATACTACCCCTGTACAGCAACCACAATCGCCGCAGTTAGACGACAAAGTTGTAAGTTGGGCGGAGAAGAACCAATGGTTCGAGAAGCCCGGGCACGAAGACATGACAGGTTTTGCCTACGGAGTGCATAATAAGTTAGTGCGTGAGTTTGGTGAGTCCTATACAAAGAGTGATGAGTATTATTACAAAATCGACGATGCAATGAAAAGGGCGTTTCCCGATCAGTTTGAAGCTACCCCCGAACAGCCCCGTCGCACAAAATCCGTTGTTGCTCCGGCGCAGCGCACGTCCGCCCCGAAGAAGATTCGGCTAACAGTAACGCAACAAAACGTGGCTAAGAGACTAGGTGTTCCTCTTGAGCTCTACGCAAGAAAGATGGCTGAATTGGAGAATCAAAATGGCTGAAAACCGTATACCCCGTGAATCGCAGAATCGTGAGCAAACCGCCCGTCCGAAAGCATGGGCACCCGCGTCTCTTTTACCGGAACCTGTTCGTGAAGCAGGATACGCCTATCGCTGGATTCGAGTCTCTCTCCTCAACAACGCTGACCCACGAAACATTTCTGCTAAAACGCGGGAAGGTTGGGAAGCAGTAAGCATTGAAGAGCAGCCACAGATGAAGTTATTCATAGATCCCAATTCTCGATTCAAAGACAATATCGAGGTCGGTGGTCTCCTGTTGTGTAAGTCACCTCAAGAATTAGTCGATCAACGTAATCAATATTACGCCAACCAAAGCGAAAGACAGTCTGAAGGTGTCGATAACAACTTTATGCGTCAAAGTGATGCGCGGATGCCCTTATTTAAAGAGCGTAAGTCCACGACCAGCTTTGGCAACGGATCTTAATTTAATTGGAGTTAACAAATGGCTTATCCTACTGTTAGCGCTGCTTACGGCCTCAAGCCAATCAACCGTTTAGGTGGAACGACATTCGCAGGCGCTGTGCGCCACATCAAGATTGCGTCTGGCTTTGCATCTAATATTTTTAACGGTGATTTGGTTTCTGTGGCTGCAACTGGCGTTGTTGAAAAATTCACTGGCACCACAGCGGGCTCGCCCGTAGGTGTTTTCGTTGGTTGCGCTTTTACCAACCCAACCACTAAGCAGCCATTGCCTTCGCAATATTGGCCTGCTGGCACTGTTGCTTCTGACGCTGTTGCCTATGTTGTTGATGACCCGAGCGTTTTGTTTCAGGTTGTTTCAACTGATGGCTCAAGTGATGTTGCTGCTGCTGCTCGTGCTGTTATCGGCTCTAACATGTCGCTTATTCAGGGCGCAGGCGATACAGACACTGGCAATTCAGGCGTATCAGTTCTTGGCTCGTCCACTGGTACTACTAACACACTGCCTATCCGCGTTGTTGACGTGGTTCCTGAAACCGCTACTGGCGCCGACGCGTTTGTCGAGTTGATTGTTAAGATCAACATCCACCAGTACAACAACACGACTGGCGTCTAAGGAGTAAATCATGGCTATTTCACGCGCACAACTACTGAAGGAGCTGGTCCCCGGACTAAACGCTCTGTTTGGTATGGAGTATTCAACCTACGGCGAAGAGCACAAAGAGATCTATGAAACAGAGACCTCTGAGCGTTCGTTTGAAGAAGAGACAAAACTGTCAGGTTTCTCGGCTGCTCCAGTCAAGAACGAAGGCAGCGCAATCGCTTACGATAACGCCCAAGAAGCATTCACTGCCCGCTACAGCCACGAAACCATTGCTTTGGGTTTCAGCTTGACGGAAGAAGCTATCGAGGACAACCTCTATGACTCACTTTCAGCTCGCTACACCAAAGCCTTGGCTCGCGCTATGGCATACACCAAGCAAGTCAAAGCGGCTTCAATCTTGAACAACGGCTTCAACGCTGCCTTTGCTGGCGGTGATGGGGTTGCTTTGTTCTCGACGGCTCACCCGCTTGTCGGTGGTGGCACCAACAGCAACACTTATTCAGTGGCAACAGACTTGAACGAAACAGCACTTGAAAATGCTGTTATTCAAACCGCTGCGTTTACTGATGAGCGTGGCTTGTTGATCGCTGCTCGCCTCACGAAGATGGTCGTTCCTCCTTCATTGCAGTTTGTGGCAACTCGTTTACTCGAGACCTCCCTGCGTGTTGGTACGGCTGACAACGACGTGAACGCGATTGCGAACAATGGCTCGATTCCCGGTGGCTACACAATTAACCACTACTTGACCGATCCTGATGCGTTCTTCTTTTGTACTGACGTGCCTAACGGCTTGAAGCACTTTGTTCGTACTCCTATGTCAACAGGAATGGATGGAGACTTCGAGACGGGTAACGTGAGATACAAAGCGCGGGAGCGATACTCGTTTGGATTTTCTGATCCCCTCGGTATGTTCGGCTCTGCTGGTGCAGGCTAATTAAATCAGCCACTTAGGTGATTTAGCCCCCGCCAAAAGCGGGGGTTTTTCTTTTCCATCTTGCGTTTAACCCTCCTTAGCGTTACATTAAAAGCTAACCATGGAGATTGTTATGATGTGGATACCGATTGTCTTTTTATGTCTGGCGCAGCAGTGCGGCTTTATGCAGGGCCCGTCTACGTACACTAAAGCGGGATGCGAAGAGCAGCTAGTTGGTATGTCTCAGTTGATGGGCAATGACCCGCGGGTAGTTACTTTTGAGGTAACTTGTATCTCAGTCCAATCGGTTTGATTTCTTTTTGCGGCGTTTGGCTACTTTGACTTGATGTTCGTCGTAATGATGAACGCGGTGGCAGTTTGCGCATAGCACAACACACTTTTTGATCTCTTCCATAACTCGGGCGTAAGAATTCCTGCGCAGTAGTTCGTGGATCATTTCGTTGTCGGGGTCTTTGATGACGTGATGGAAGTCTAGTGCTGCGGGGTGATTGAAACCACAGTTGATGCATTTGAGCGTGGCTTTAAAGTCGTCCCAACGTTTTCGGTATCTACGTCTATTGGCGTGGATACGGGCAAGGCTTGCTTCCTTGTCTTTTTCATAGTGACGGCGCGAGTACTCTTTATGCTTTTGCTTTCTTACTTCGGGGTCTGCGTATGGCATTGCTACGGCCTTTACTGAGATCCAAGCGCCAGTATAAGCTATTTTTAAAGCCCCACGGTATCGACGGCTCGTATAACTTAAAACCCATGGCGATCAAACTGTTTGAACTAGCGGGATTTTGTGTCGTGTCAGTTACAAGCCACTGCCAATTTAGTATACGTGCCTTACGTACCCTAACCTGTATTAAGCGCTTTTGAAGGCCATGACCTTGGTAGGCAGGCAATACCCCCGCACGACACATGTAGCCCGCGTTTGACCATTGAGCAGAACGTGTCAGCCCAGCAAACCCCACAGGCTTATCTTCTTTCGTGTACGCAACCCACC